TAAATCGGTTGCTCAAAATTCAATCCTCCTCTTTGGAAGGAGTGAATCAGAACTTACACCAAATGTGAATCCTGAATCTCAACAAGCCCTAGGAGGAAAAAACTACTTTATGCCCACAAAAGCCATTTTAGGGGGGCTCGTCTTCGGACCGATTAACAAACAGGCGGACTAGCTCGGCTTGCAATTCAACTTGTTGCTTGCGGGCAAATTCTTCATAGCCACCGGGCGGTTCGGAAAATTTCAAATGCCCCGGTTTGTCGGGATCAACGATCAATCGACCATATGCACTACCGATTACGCCAATGACTTTGGCCATTTGGATTTTCTGTTGCGCTTCCAATTTCGCAATGCGGGCGGCAAGGCTGCGGTTCATTCGCTTAACCCTTCAAGCTTCGCCAAACGTTTTTCTAATTCGCTTTCGGAAATGGTGCGACCGATCAAAGACAGCATATTCACAAGCCTTGACCCGTCGGACACGTCCAGAACACCACTGCGACATTCGCGAAAGATGGTGGCCATTTGCTTGCGAACATCAACGACAGTGTTCAACTTTGCCCTCACTCGCAGCCCGCTGGGCTATTTCACCCCGCACGCTGGAACGTTGGCGTTGGGCCGGTATGGGCCCGCTTTTCATCAAATTGGGTGGGCGGGTTGTTTACCGGCTTAAGGACGTCGAGGCATTTGAAGCCGAGCAAATTCGTCAGGCAACCCCGAATGCGTCGCGATCGCAGGAGACGACTGATACCCTCGTATTTATGAAGATAGGCGTGAACGGTTAATCACCCGAAATCGGCACGGGCCAAAACCCCTCAAACGCATAGGCTTTGAGATGCCTATTCTCCGCATATTATGCGGAATTTGCGAGCGATATTCTCCGCACAGGGCACATCACGCAAGCAACCGATCAAGCGGAATAAGTGGACTGCCCCTTTGGGTCCTCGATCTTGCATTAAGGCACAATTCATACTATAGTATTACTACACAGATAAATAAGAGAATAAGTAATCCCATGAAGTCACTTCTGACAGTGTCCAAAGCCCAAAAAGAGCTCCAGGCCTCGACCAGAGCCATACGGCTTGCGATGGGCTTGACGCAGGCCGGACTGGCAACGCGTATCCTTGGGGCGGAAAACCCACAGCTTGTTGTAGGCTCCGTCTGTAATCGGCGTGCGGATTTGGGCGGTGCGGTCGGCGTCCGAAGCATAGAACCACTCGAACCCTTCTCCGCCCTCGATATTGCCGCGCAGATAGTCGAGGTCACGGATAGAACCCCATCCCGCCTGCGCATCCGCGTGATCAAACCCCTCGCGCCAGTCGGACAGGGGAAAATAATTGTCGATGCCGATGAAGTGGATGTTCGGATCGGACCAGAGCGGATCGAGGTGATAAAACAGATCGCCGGAGCTGTCCGTCGGCTGGTGCCCGAAATATTCCGACCAGTCGGCGGCGTAGCTGATGAAAGTTGCCCCTCCCAGCGGCGGCGCGCCATCCCCCGAGGACATACCATTCAGAATACCGGCAACATCACCGGCCAGTTGCTTCAGCGGGGTAACACCGTTCCCGAGTTGGCATCGCCCTTGGCCGCGTAGCGGATAATGGTGTCCTGCCCCGGGATATGGGGGAAGCCTCGGAAATTGACGGCGTTGGTGAACTTGGCCTGACAGGTTTCGAACCGTTTGTCGCAACCGGCGAAGATGTTGAAGATGTATCCAACTTCAATCGGACGCACGGGGGCCTCGAGCAGCGTGATGATTACATCCGAACCCGCAAGCGCATGGCTCAGCACCTCGGCCTTGCGCCCCGTATTGGCACCGCTCAGCCAGTGCAGCGTGCCGAGCGCAAACCACCCCTCGACGAAACCCGTGAGACCGGAAACGGCAAAGCCGCGATCGCCCGACAGCGAAACCACGGAGCCCGATGCCTTGAAAGCGGCCGCATTGAGATCGACGCCGCAGCGGGCATCCCCCAAGGCGGCATCGCAGCTCGCCTGAAACGTCCGCCCGATGGTCTGACCCAGCACATGGGCGAGGCTGCGCATCTCGGCCACAAAATGCAATCGCCCGCGCCGGACCTGACCGATGGCCCCGCGGCGCAGCAGCGCCCGGCTGGCGGTGTCGGCCCAGTTGACGCGCCAGATTTCCACTATGGCATTGTCCCAGCGCCCATCGAGAATATCGGTCTCGGTGATGGTGGTGGAGGTCAGCACACCCTCGGCCTCCTGCGCATCGACCGACAGATCGGAGCCAGCGCGGATTTCCGAGGCGGTGAAACCGGACTCGGGTTCGAACGTAGTGCCGTCAAAAGTCAGGGGTCGATCGTGATCGGTGAAGCCGAACACCGCCCCGTCATTGCGGGTCAGCCGCCAGCACCAGGCGAGTGTGGTCGTGCCGCTGTCGAGATGAAATTGAAGGGATTGGGGAAATTGCTTTGCCATTATGCGGCCTCTTGATTTGTGTATCTACTGTCTTTACATTGCAAGTATCACACCCTAGGAGATTCCAATGCTGACACCGCAACCTGTTGCCCAAACGCCAAGCAAATCGCTAATCAACCTGCGTGTCACCCGACGCGACCGGGATCTGATCGACCGTGCTGCGGACGCTTTGGGCAAGAACCGCACCGAATTCATGCTCGAGGCAACGCGCCGCGCAGCCGAGGATGCCTTGCTTGACCGCAGTCTGTTCCGGCTGGACCCCGAGCGGTTCAATGCGTTTCAGGCGGCCCTTGATGCGCCGGCCAAACCGTCGGAGGCCCTGCGCAAGCTGATGACAAGCAAGGCCCCGTGGGAGGGATGAGTGCGGTTGTAGCGCCCTTGCGGGCACCGGAACTTCTTGATGACGCCCATGAACTGGATGCGTTTGACTGCGGCGCACCGAGCCTTGACCAGTGGCTGAAACGCCGTGCGCGGGGCAATCAGGCATCGGGGGCCTCGCGGGTTTATGTCGTTTGTCGCGGTCACACCGTGGTCGGCTATTACGCCTTGGCCGCCGGTGCGGTCGAGCGGGACGAGGCCCCGAGCAAGGTTCGGCGCAACATGCCGTCCCCCGTTCCCGTTATTATTCTTGGTCGTTTGGCGGTGGACAATCGCGAACAGGGCAACGGGATCGGCGCTGCGCTGCTCAGGGATGCTTTGCTGCGGGTGCTGAATGCATCGCAGGAAATCGGCGCGGCGGCGGTATTGGTGCATGCCCTGAATGATCGGGCCAAGGCGTTCTATATGGAGCACGGATTTGTGGAAAGCCCGATCGAGCCTTTGGTTTTGATGTTGCGGATCAAGGATATTGCCGCAGCACTTGGTGAGGGTTGAGGCGGGAGCCTTCATCGCCGGACCTCTATTAACGGTATGGATGTGATGGAGCCGAGCCGCTCCAGATCATGAGTGACGTCGAGCTGGTCGGTGTCGAAACGCACCGGCACATCGAATTCAAAACCGGCGGTGACAATGACGCCGCTGGCCGGAGCGGTGGTGAAGGTGATCTGACCGGTTGTGGTGTTCACCCACCAGCCGGAGGCTTGCGCGATCCCGTCCAGCGCTACCTTTACGGTTCCGGATACCGGTTTCGTGATGGTGCGGGTCCATGTTTGCGCGCCCGAGGTGTAGGCTTTCACCAACAGAAACGCTGTGGTCGTTCCATCACCGGTGCCGATTGACTGATCTGTTGCGGATGGTACTCCCGAAGGCAGGCACGATTTGTAATCGCCCCAATCCTTCCAGAGAAACCCGTAGAGCCGCCCGTTGCGGGCCTCGAAGAATGCCACCACGGCGACCAGATCGTCAGCACGGCGAATGCCGTAGGCCGCGTCATAGCGGCGGCGAGAATTGGCCCAGCTGGCGTTGCGCTCTTCGTCGCCGGAGGCCAGCTCTACAATCTGGGTGCGCCGTTCGGGACCACCGCGCGCGCCACGGCTGATGTTGTCGGGGAAACGGATTTCGTGGAAAGCCATTTACATGCCCCTCCTTCCCATAGCGACGGCGCGGGCAATGTCGGCCGAGACTTGTGTGCGCGATTGCCGAAAGCTCTCGGCGTCGCGGGTCTGGATGTTGATGGTGATGTTTTGGCTGTTGCCGGTGCCGTATTGGGAAGCCTCGCGCCGTGACAACACCCGTTCCCCCTTTTGCAGGATGGCGGGCACCTCGTCGGGCCGTAGTCCTGCCCAACCGCCGGAATGCATGCGGGGCGCATTTGCAAAGGCCATGGCTGGCACTAACCTTTGTGGCGCGGCTCCGCCAACCATACCGCCCGCGTGCAGCACCGGCGCAACAATGCTGCCGAGATTGCCAAGTGCACCTGACAAGGCATTGGCGAGCGGACCAAGGATGAACTTTCGCGCAGACAGTTTGGCCATGTCCGCCAGCAACGACGTCACCAGTGACCGGAAATCCAGCTTGCCGGTTTTGACGAATTCGCCAATGGCATTCTCGGCACTGGTGAAGGCTCCGACCAGCGCATCGCCGATCCCCTTGCCAACATCGGCGGCCTTGGCTGCGTAATCCTTGAGAGAACCCGCTGCCATTTCCCATGCGGTCTTTGCCACTTCTGCCGCAGCGCGCGAAGCCCCGCCCGCACCGGTAACGGCTTGGGACAGGACCTCGGCGGCGACGGTAGTTCCGGCGAGACCGTTTTCACCGTCCTCGGCACTCGACGTCATGGCATCGCGCAAGGCTTGCATGGAGGTCAACGGGGCTGTGGCCGCACGGGCCATTTCGCGGGAGGAGTTCACCAACCCGTCGGCCGCATTCCTCGCCTCTTCGGCGGTGGCGGCCATCTCGTAATAGGCGGATCCGGCCATGATTGCGGCATTGCCTACTGCCAGCATGGCGCTGTCCATGCCGGGGATGTTGGAAATTCCGCGCGCCATAGCATGCAGGAAATCTGTCCAGGTTTTCTGGATCCCCGCCAGCATGGTCAGCCATCCGGCCTTGATCCGTGCCCAGACCGACGAGATCGCCGCGCCAAGGGATTTGCCCCCGAGCTTGATGCGCTCCCAGACCTCGATCGCCACATCCTTCAGCAAACGCATAGCTTCGCCAAAGCCACCCGCGCCTTTGACCAGGCGGCCGAACCAGTAGATCAGCTCGCCTGCGCCGATAATCAGCGCCCCGATACCTGTGCGGATCAAGGCTCCGCGCAGGGCGACCAGCGAAATCGACACGCCCTTGATCCCAATCGCGGCTCGGAGCAAAGAAATCACCAACTTGCCACCCAGCACTGCAGCGAAGGTGGCGGCAATGGTTGCGATCTCACCGATGTGATTGAACAGGCCTTTGATGGCACGCCCGAGCGGACCGGTGACCTTGCCAATGGCCGCCATGGCGTTGGCCATCGCTTCCAGTGCCGGTGCCGCTGCCACTGCCAGTTGGTTGGCGATGCCGCGCCACAAAAGCCCCATGCGCGAGAGCGCATCATTGGTGCGCTGGATTTGTGCCGCGTCGCTCTCGGACACCGCGACGCCAAAATCCTGCACATCCTGTGTAGCTTGCCGCAAAGTGGCGCTATCAATGCGCGTAAAAATCAGACCAGCGCGATCCCCGAAGATCTGCGAGGCGACGGCGGCTTGCTGCGCACTCGGGATGAACCTGGCGATGGCGTCCTGAATGGCGGCGATCTTGGTATCAACCGTGAGCCCCTCGAGATCGGCAGCCGACAGGTGTAATCGATTCAGCGCATCAACAGCCGGACCGGTTCCTGCCGCTGCCTGACTCAAGCGCTTGGTCAGCTGAAAGGTGGCCTGTTCGACCTCTCCCATTGAAACACCAGCCAGATCACCGGCGCGCGCCAGTATCTGGATGCTTTCTGTAGTCGTGCGTAGGGAGGCTGCCAGCTTGGCCTGCTCGTCGATGGTCTGCAAGCCGGAGCGCACCATGGCAACGCCTGCTGCTACGGCTGCCGCAGCCATGATCCCGGCGGCGATCTTGGCGCGCCGTGCAAAACGGACGAGACGCGCATTGGCAATTTCCATCTCGCGCGAAGCCTTGCCAAAACCGCGTTTTCCGGCTTCACCGATGCCTTCAAACTCGGCCTTGACCTGCTTGCCACCAACAGCCGCAAGCCGGACGGACACCCGTTTTTCAGCCATGGTTTTGTTCCATCTGTTCGTTAGTTTTGCGCACCATTACGGCCTCGATTGCGGGGAGGATTTCGGCGGCCGCGATCGGGCAGATGCCGAGTGCAGTAGCCAGCGCCAGCGCCGCGCCCAAATCCCATCCAATCACACCGCCAGAAGGAGCCAGCCGCAGTTGACCACCAAGGCGGGCAACCAGATCCCAAACCTGCCATCCCTCATAGCTATGTGGTTGATTCAGGATTTGCGGGCAGTCTTCGCAGGTTCCAACGCAGGCTGTACAATATCCTTCGCCCCCGCCGAAGGCCCATTCGGCAAGGGCGACGAGGCGTTTTTTTCCTGATCCAGCACCAGACCTTTGGCGACGTATTTGGTTTGGAACGCCTCGAACAACGGCCAGACGTCCAGCAGGGCCGATATACCCTCGGGGGTAATTTGAATGACATTGCCATCACTATCCCCGACACCCTCCCAGTCGAGGGTGGCGTTGCGGGCCAGCGCTTTGGCAAATATCAGCGCGCTTTCCTCGTCGGTTGCATCTTCATCCAAAGCCGCGACCGCAGGGTCGTTGCGCGAGGCCACCATCATAGCGGTCGTCAGGGGATGTAGGTGCAAGCGAACGCCGTGGCCGAGATTCAGCCATGCGGGTTCATTTGATAAATCAAGTCGGATCATGTTGTTCCTCAGTAGGTTGCGATATCGTTGACAAGGGTGACGGTGCACATCTGACCGGCGGTGGCGTCATAAGCGGCCTGCCAGTCAAAGCTGGCTTGCACGCCCTGCGGCCCCTGAATCTCGACACGTGGACGGGGCAGATAAACGGCGTGGGCGGTGAAGGTCAGGCTTTCGCCAGTGCCTAGATTGTAGGCAAATTCCAACTCGGCGGACGTGCCGTTCATGGCCTGTGTCATCAGCACCTGATCGGCAAAGCGCACATCCATCTTGCCGGTCAGCGCCGCAATCGATGGGTCGGCTCCGTCGATACGCCCGTCCGCGCGGATGGTTTCGATACGGTCGAGATTATTGGCATACTGGATGTCAGCCGAGACGATGTTGCCGAGTGAGGTTCCGTTGCGCTTGATCGAGCCGTTGAAATGCCCGAAGCGTTGCAGGATCCAGCCGGTCGGTGTTCCGGCAGCCGTGGAGGTGGCAATCGCCTCGCCCTGCGCGATCAGCTTTGCGGTGGCAGTCAGAAGTCCCGAGCGTTGCATCTGCCAGGAAAGCTGATCAAGTACGCAGCCGGAATACATCGCGAAGCGCGGCACCTCGGGCATGGCGGTTTCGATTGACATGCTCGGCAAGGTCCAGCTGCCCGACGTGAATACATGCGTATAGGGTCCGGTGCCCGTGGTAACCGGATCCCCGAATGCCGCCTTTAACCAGAACCCAAAAGCCTCGGCATCGATCGGCACCACCACATCGCCATCCGCCGTCACCGCATCCTTGATCGGGGCGAGCGGATCACGGCCATAACCCAGAAGTTCCGAGCCCAGCAAGGGTTGCTCCGCCCCCAGCGAGGTGCTGGCGAAGGGCATCTGCATGTAACCGCTCAGCGGCGGAGTGCCATAGGATGTTTCGAACGCAGCCGCCATCAGCGACCGCGCACCTTGTGCACGTGCCATATTGTATTCCTTTGTTTGGTGTGGGGGTCATCCCACGGAGATCAGCCCAGCGGGTCGGCCGTGGTGTAAGTCAGGTTTATCGGCACGATGGCCGCTTTCAACGCCTCGGCCCCCTCAACAGGCAAATCGACCGGCTGCGGGGCTTCGGCCTCGACCCAGTCGCACAGCCCACCGAGAGTCCGGTCGGTTGTGATTGCTGTGGCCAATTTTGCCAGCAGTACATCAAACGCGGCATCACGGGCGGCAGGTGTTTTGCCCTGCACGATCACTTCGACTTCAGCGCGGTGCTCATAGTGGTATTGCAGCGGTGAGAGCGTTACCTCCGGCGTGCCGGGATCGCCGTCGCGAAGGATTATCACGCCGCCCGACGGGATCCGTTCGGGCAAGATTGCACCACGCAGCACGGCTGGACCGGACACGCTTTGCAGCGCCGCAAGCAGCGCCTGCAGGATGGTTTCTCGGGGTGTGGGCATGGGTTTGGGTGTCAATTCTAGTTACGGTTATTTCATTTAATTCTGTTATTACACTTGTCATAACGTGTTTGATGCGCATATAGACAGGTAAGGAAAGGGAGAAATCCAATGCAAAGTACCGCAGAAAAACTTGATCATGACAGCCTTATGGACCGGCTCCCGACGGCTGAGGAAATCGACAGTGCTGCCCATGCCGCGACAGCAATTGCCGTGGCGATGGAGTTGGACGGCAGCCTCAAAATTTCCGGTGAAACCGGTGCCCCGGTCAAGATTGCGCCTGCCGTCGGCGAGCTTATCATCGAGCTGCTCGGCCATGTCAGCAACGGCAACATGGTGACTCTCGTTCCTGTCGGCACCATGCTGACCACCCAGCAAGCCGCGGATATGTTGAATGTTTCGCGCCCCTATCTGACCGGCCTTCTGAAGAAAGGAGAAATTGCCTTTGAGGAAGTCGGAAAACACCGGCGAGTGCCGTTGAAAGCCCTGATGGAATACAAGGAAAATAAGGCGCGCCGACAGGAAGAAACCCTGCGTGAGCTTTCCCGACTTGGTCAGGAATATGATCGGGCATGAGTTTTGTTGCCAATCCGTTTGTCGTCATTCTTGATGCCAATGTCCTCTATCCGTTCAGAACGCGCGATGTGCTGTTCAGCTTTGCGCAGGCCGGTTTGTTCAGGGCACGCTTCACCGATGAAATTCTTGATGAATGGACCCGCAATCTGATTCGGAACAAGCCGCAACTGGAGGACAGTGTTCACCAGCAAGAAGCCGCTATCCGTGCTGCATTCGATGAATGCCTTGTCACCGGATATGCACCCCTCATCCCGGGCCTGACCCTTCCTGATGAAGATGACCGGCATGTTCTGGCGGCCGCCATCAAATGCTCTGCCCAGATTATCGTGACGGAAAACCACAAGGATTTCCCACCCGACACGCTCGAGGAATATGGCGTTGAAACACTCGGGGCCGATGATTTTCTGGCCAACACCTATGATCTGTTTCCCAAGAGCGGCGTGCGGGTGCTGAAACAGGTCCGGGAGCGCTATGAAAACCCGCCATTCACCCGGTCCGAATTCCTGATGGACCTGATCAAAAGCGGAATGCCGAAACTCGCAGCATTGGCTCGGGCGGATATTGAATACCTTTAAGGCTGTCTCCTTATGGCTTTGATTGCCTGCTAATCTGATACAAAACCTCGGATAACATCAAATCTTGTCCGAGGTTTTGAAACACTTGGCGGTTTCATTCCCCCTCCACCCACTTCTCGACAATCAACCCTGGCACCGACCTCGCCACCTTTTCCGCATCCCGCGCCAGATCGAGCCGTTTGCGCAGTTTGACCTGCGGCACCAGCAGAAAGATCGGGGCGGTGACTTGCCCGCGACCGGTTTTGGAACGCGACGCCACCGCCGTGCCGCGCGTATTGATTCGCGCCTTTTCGGCCACCAGCAGGCTCGGCCCGTTGCGGCGATAGATGAAGCGCAATCGCATGCCACGTCGTCGCTCCCACTCCGCCGGTGTCAGGCGTGCGCCACCGCGACCCTTGCCAGCGGCCTCGGTCGGAACGGCCAGATAGAAGCCGTTCTTCGAGCGGATCAGCATGCCACGATCATGGGCATGGATAATCTTCGGGGCCTTCGACCAGATGAAGGCGGCCGCATCCAGGCTTTCGCCCCGCTCGGGATAGGTCTTGTTGCGGATGCTGCGGGCCAACCTCTGGCCGAGACCAGCACCGGTGATCTGGCCGCGCCAGTCGGCCTTCAGATCACTGCCCGCCTGGC